GACAATAAGTTTTTATTTTTAAGCGGTGACAATTTACCAGCACTCGACATCCATAAGCACGACTGTTCTAACTGGGAATTCACATTAGAGCCACGTACGCAATATGGCACCATTGAAGCTTTTTATTTTGATCGCTCACAAGGGCAGCAATGCCAAGTCAAACATCAGACAGGGTTTAGCGGTCCCGTGCGCCGTCTGCGGACTTGTTACACTTGTAAAGAAGAAGCACAAGCTGCTGCTGCTGCCGAGTCGGATAGGTTGTGTCGTGCTGTGGGCAGTGGTTCTTTGACCCTTGCGGGGCGACCAGAAATCATGGCGGATCAACCTCTTTTATTGCAAGGGTTTCGAGGCGAAATCAATGGTCCATGGAAAGCTTCCACTGTCACCCACTGCTATGAGAAACAAAGCGGATACACCACAGAAATTACACTCGAAGCTCCAAACAAGGGAAAAGAAAACAGCGAAGAATAGAGGCTGGGCTGGTTGCCCAGCCAACGGGGATAGTTTTGCGAACACACCCGTCCGATGCAACATAACTTAACATCGCAGCCACTTCTTATCACTTAAAGCAATGAGAAGATGGCTAATATAGATGAAAGAGTGTTAAAAAATTATGGATACACTTTGTAAAGAAACATTAAAATCTGTTGATCCTACGGAACCAGCTGCTGCTTATGTTGGTGGCAAAATCAAGTTGGCGAAGACCATTATCAAAATCATTGAAGGCATTCCCCATCGCACTTATGCTGAGCCTTTGACACGCACGCGCTCTTGGCTCTCAAATGCCATATTTGCAGGGACATCATCATAGGGGTGATGTTCCCAGAAATGATAAGCAACGCGCTTACCACTGGCATTAAATTCAATTCCCATACGAATGTAATTGCCTTCAATCTCAGCAGGTCCATTGTAAGCCAAATCCAGCATTTCGGTTGGATAAATTTGCAACTGAAGTGGCACACCAGAGCGCCCGTAGAGGTCGACATAGTGTAGTCTTACAAAGCATTCGCCGGTTAAAAAGACCTCTCGGGCAATCGTTGCTTGCAGACCATAAAAATTGGCATCTTCATCATAGTCCGCTTCATCAACCCATTGCCACCATAAGTCTAAAAGCTTTTTCTTTTCTTCTTGAAAACCTTCAATACGAGGATAAGGTTTAATCCCATCACTTACAGCCGCAGAGACCCATTCTTCTGTTGCAGAACCATAAAGAGATTCATTGTCATAAAGCCATCTTGAACGGGCGACAATGGTGTCACCGCATTCCTCAATGGCTTTATTAATATGTTTTTTTGCGGGGTCAAAACCACCCATACGGCGGCTTTTGCTTGCCGCTTCAAAATGGGGATTGTGTTGACGAGAAATTGTAAAAAAGCCCGTGAGTTTATTGATAAAGCCAGCCATTAATAGCCTCGTGATATATTAAAATAGAAAACGCGTGAACGCTTGCGTCCTTCAAGATCCGCTATTTGTGTGTTCAGCATCTCAAGCGCTCTGCGAAGTTCCTCAACAGAACGATTGCTTACTTGCTTATCGCCATGGCGCACCGATTGCGCTCCCGAATAAAGAGCCTCTTCAATTTGCTCACGCCGCCTTTTTAAACTTTCAAGTCTCGAAAATTTGCTGTTAATTGGTTCTAAAGTTTCATCCACAAATTACCTCCAATCCCCTTGCATATAAGGATTCATCATTGTTCTGAATTGCTTCTTTTGAGGCTGTGCTATCTGAGATCTTCTTGGAGCAGGAGAGGGGGCATGTCTTGGTGTTGGCTGCTCTAAAGAGCCCTCAATTTTAAGTTTTTCCAAACGCTCTTCTAAGATATCGACTTCTCGATTAAGGTTTATTCCTGCCGAAATCAGACCTTGTAAAGCAGCATAAGCATAAACCCTACAGTCCAAGGCTTCATTTCTTGCTTTTTCGCTTTTTTGCCATTCAATGCGCTTGAAGCCTTTAAAATATTTGATGACTTTTCTTTCAGCGGTCAGCTGGTCAAAATATTCTCGATCAAGGTTTTTGTGAAAGTGTGTTGCACCAGCACCCGATGCTTCAGGACCGGATTTTTTAAACCGTGCCGTGATAATATCTTTTGCTGCGTCAACACCAACAATATAGAGATTAATCTGCCCCTTATTGTTTCTGCTTGGGCGGCGTGGCCATACCGCACGCCATCCCGCTTGTCCCTTAATCCCCCAGATACGTCGTCCCTCACGCGGGCGCACGTAATTATAAACCGCTTGTGTGTGTCCACCACCGGTATCAATACAAGCCGCCGTTATCCTAATACCATCTTTATAGCCTGGATGCGGCCAGCGTCTTGTAAGATATTCATCCAATTGGTCCCATACTTCAAAAGAAGAGGGGTCGCCAGGAATGATGTGATAATCAATATGCCAGCTTTCTTCACTGCGTCCCCATCCCACAACTTCCAGTTCTAAGCGGTCATTTTGCACATCAATACCCGCTGTCAACAATACGGCTTGTTCTGGTGCAAGGGGATAATCTTCACGTTTTGCATAGAGGCTATCAGGGTCAACAACTTCGCCGGTTCTATCCTCCCATGGCTCTCCAAGCACTGTGTTGATAAAAGGCTGCAAAAGTGCCGGATCATCCTTGGCATCTAAAAACTCTCTTGCGCATTCCCCCCAAGTAAGCCAAGGTGAATAGAGTGCCGAAATATGGTAAGAACGCAAATTCGGTCTGCTTGACTCACTGGTTGGTAGCCAACATGCTCCTCTTTCTTCACACATGAGATCTGTTTTTCTGTGCTCAGCATGTTCATGACCACAATGCGCACAAACAAAAACAGCTTTTTCAGGGGCGCCTTTTGGCCACTTGATTTGTGACCAAACAATGGGCTGTAGAACACCACACGCATCACAAGGGACATTGTAATATCGCTGGTCTCCTAGCACGAAATCTTTGGCGATACGGCTTGTGTCACGGTGTGTTGGCGTGGACAATTTAAAAATCTTTCTCTGCACAAAGGTTGAGGTCCGCTTTTCCGCTATCATCACCGGATCACCTTCGTTATCCACACTGAGAGGATAGGCATCAACCTCATCCAAAATCAGATAACGAATAGGCATGGAACGCAAACCGGCAGCACTGTTGGCTCCTGTAAGCATCAATGCCCCACCATCAAACTCTTTCGAAAACATTGTATTGCCGCTGTCGCGTGCCCGTGCTGGGGCAATGCGTTCGCTTAAAGCAGGGCTTGCCATAATCATTGGGTCAAGACGCGTCTTTGACAATTTCTTCGCTGTCTCAACCGTTGGCATCACATAAAGGGCAGGTCCCGGACTGTAATGAATAGCATAACCGCAGAAGTTCAATCCTGCTTCAGACATGCCGATCTGCGCCCCTTTCATGACAATTGTTGTTTCAATTGGCACGTAAGAGGAAAGGTTATCCATGATTTCGCGCAAATAAGGGGTACGCTTTGTTCTCCAAAGCCCAGGCTCAGCACTTGCTACAGTACTAAGGTATCGATTTTTATCCGCCCATTGCGAAACCGTGTACGGTGGGTCTGGTTGTCGTGCGTCATTGGCATTGGCGAAAAATTCTTCGACTGCATTGTCATCCATTATTCGTTTCTTGCAAGTGCTCTAACTCTGGAGAATGAGGGTCATGAAAAGGCACTGGAATATTAACCGCCTCAAGCAAAGCTGTTCTCATGTAATAATCAATAGCACCAATAAGGCTGGCTGCATCACATCCAACTTGTGCAGCAATGCTCGCACCAAAACGATGCGGAAAATTCAACATAGCATCACGGTGCGCTCTTCCAAACTCACGTGCCGCCTTTTTCATTTCTTCTCGATCAACAGTGGTTTCGCGCAATCGTTCAAGGGCAATCTTTTCGCTTTCAAGCGCAACTTGCATTCGCTCCAGTTTTATCTTGTATTCATTGGCTCCATCTGTGGAGGCTTGTTTGATCTTTGTCCGCACCTTTCCATCAGGCGCTAAAAGTGAGGCAGGGCGTTTTGTTGGATTCTCATTCCAGATAGCTGTTGCAAGCGCTTCATTGACAGACCCATCTTCAAAAAGAGCCGCATCAAATTTACCTGTCTTTATCCGAGAAACAACCGCATTAGGTGAAACACGCATCTTCTTCGCAAACGCACGAACCGATAGACCCTTACGCGTTTTCTTATTCATAGTTGCTCCATTTTGAATGGTATATACGAATTATTGTACACTTTAATTATTGACAAGGTTTTATTTTTCGTGTACATAAAATATATGAAGATAGTGTGGGATGAACCAAAAAGAGCTTTAAACATTGATAAACATAAGCTTGATTTTGCTGATGTTATTTACTTTGACTGGGAACATGCTCTTATTGATGCAACACATTCAAACCGCATGAAAGCTATCGGGCATTTTGCTGATGGCACAACAGTTATTGTTTTTGCAAGGCTTGGCAATGAAGCGATATCCATTATCAGTTTTCGTCAAGCCAATAAGAAAGAAAGAGAGGTTTTCAATGACTATCAAAAAAACCTTTAAAAAAGGATGTGGTTACACAAAAGAAGATTGGGACGCTGTGGATTCCCCACCACTAACAGATGAAGAGCTTGCACGTCTAAAGCCAGCTAAAGATGTTTTACCACCCTCCTTTTTTAAATATGTAACAGAAGAACGCCGTAAACGTGGGCGTCCACCAGTTGAATCTCCCAAACAAGCGGTTACTCTACGCCTTGACTCAAATGTTATTGCCTCTTTTAAAAAACAAGGAAAAGATTGGCGCACACGTATGAGTGAAGCTTTAAAAAAAGTAAGCGGTATCTAAACCAACCACCTCCCCATTTTTGAAAACGGGAAGGGGAGTTGTGTTTTTGAGTTAAGCAACCTTTTTAATGGGGCTTTCCAAAGTAGGAGCATAGGCTCGCAACAAAGAATCCATGCTATGCGGTAGTTCTGAATCTCCAAAATCTGTTAGAACTGTTAAGATTTTAAGTATATTGGGCACCTCATCTTGAAGTTTTAAAATCAAAACCTTTTCTACCAGACTCATGATGTCAACCAAAGCAGTACATTCTTTGTCGTTAATATTTTCATCATTAGAAAACCGAAACAAAGCTATCCACAAATCGCATAAGAAGTTAGTATCTACCTTCATTGTACACCCCCGTGGATTTGTTCTCTCAAACAAGCTAATCCTTTTGGTGTGATTTTTGTTGAAGGGAGTATCTTTTCTGTTCCGTCCGGTCTTTGAATGGTGATAGCAGGGCAATCCATAAAGCCTTTCTTGATCTTCTCCTGATAAGGTAACAGCGGCGCCCCTGGAGCCCGTCGATACACCCAATCATGTTTACGCAAGTAATCTGTTAAGTCCTTTGGTCGTACCTCTAACATCTTTGCTGCTTCAATTAAGCCAAACAAACCATCAGAGCGCTTTAAGCCATCCAAAGCTTTTGCTTTTGGTGCTAATTTAGCAATGATATTGTCTTTCCGCTCGTTTTCATCTTTTAAATGCGTTAAGACACCAAGCATTACTGCTGGACTGGAGTAGTCGATCGATTGAACATAGGATTGCTTTATCTCGCCCCTACGCCATGCAACAAATAACTTAATAAGCATATAACGGACTTGAGAAGATTTTTCTGTATTCGATAATGTCGCAATCAATAACGCCTGCTCTTCGTTAAGCCAATATTCCGTTACGTTATTGCCCTTTATTACGTGCGCCACAGTGGCGCACCTCCCAAACCGTTCTATTTCTTGCATATTTCTTGTAATTAATTTTCTAACGTCACGTGTACGAACAAACCCTAATTTTTCTGCTAAGTCCACATCGCGAACACGAGGCTCGTTTTCGACTTCTCGTAATTTGATTAATTTGTCTTTATTGATAGGTAAGTATGTGCTATTATTCATTGTAATTGACCTCTTTCAGGTTAGTTAGATGTAAAGCGTTAGAGAGAGTTTTTGCGGACTTATGCTCTAGCGCTTTTTCTTTTTTGAGAATGTTAATTATTTCAGATGAAAGAGAGCGATCATTCTCAGTCGCCCGATTAAACAACCACTCCTTTAATGTATGTGGCATATTTATTTTATATTGGATCGTTTTCATTTTACCTCCATATGCACATATTTAGTACCATAAAGGTACCTTGTGTCAAGTGTATTTTAGGTATATTTTAGGTGCATGACAAAAAAAGATCGTGTGCAATTTAAATTTCTCATTCCAATTGAACTGAAAAATCAATTGGAAGAGCTTGCTGAAGCAAATCATCGTAGCCTTACGGGTGAAATTCTTGCTCGTTTAGAAGATTCTGTCCGCACTACCGTTACATTAAATCACCTACTGGCAATGAATTCAGAAGATCTCAAAAAGCTCCTTGAACAACCACTCGTGAATAAAAAACAATAAGATGCCACACATAGCCCCCTCAGAGCGCTTTAAGCCATCCAAAGCTTTTGCTTTTGGTGCTAATTCAGCAATAACATGATCTTTCTGTTCGATTTGATTTTGTAAGTGATTCAAAACACCAAGTAATGCCTCGGGTTTGGAGTAGTCAACTTGTGGTGTTGCTATCTGTGGGGTTGCTACTTGTTTTAAAAGCCGTTCACATTTGATAAAGTATAAACGAGCTTCTCTACCTTTCTTATTATTCTCAAGCATAGAAAGCTCTTTTGCTACACTTAAAGTTAGATGATAATCTTTACGATTGTGGCCACCTCTGCCTTTGCTTCCCAAAATAGGGAAGCAAACAAAGTCTTGATTTTCTACCAAATTATATTTGTTGATACGTTCGGTAATCCAGTCCGCAAATTTTTTACCTACTTCTAAAAAACTATGCAATTCACGTGCATTTACTGTTTGAACAATTTCCTGTCCAACAGTTTGTTCCGATATCGGAATAAGAGTGTTCATGTGAACTCCTATTGGTTAGATGTTTTTCATTGACACTCTGAAAAGAGTGCCGGGTGCTGAAAAACACGGCCAATAGTCCGTCGTTACGCTTTTCCCGTAAGGGTATTGTATAGCGTAACCACACCCGACAAAGCCATTATATGCGTGTAACATACAATGAGTCAAAGCCTTTAATGTGCGGAAAAGAGACTGTATCGGCAATCCATCCGCTATTGGTTTAAGGTGTTTTTCAAGCACCTGATTCGATTATTCATATTGTCGCCACATTGTCAAGTAGCTTCTGATAATTTTTTGATATTTTTGCTAATTTCATCTCTGAACGCCGGGCGCTAAGAAACACGGTACCAAGTCCGTCGTTACGCTTTTCCTCAAAGGGTATTTTATGGCATAACCACACCCGACAATATCATTATATGCGTGTAACATACAATGAGTCAAAGCCTTTAATGTGCGGAAAATAAACTATCTCGGTAGTTTGTCCGCTTGGTATTTTTTAAGGTGTTTCTTAGGCACCTGATTCGAAAATAGACATTGACGCAACAATGTCAAGAATAAAAATAATTTTTATCTAAAAAAATTGCATACTGTACAGTGTACACACTAAAATCATTATTTATCAATGAGTTAAGTGTACAATGTACAGTCAATTTGAAAATTCTGTCGCTAGCGATAGTTCGCGCTAGCCTGCCCCGCAACAGACCCAACCCGCCGGGAAGTACCTTTTTCATTGATTTCATTGTATTTTTTCTGGAAATAGGAAAGGCATAATTGGCAATCTTTTTTAAATTAATATCCTCCCCACTCTGAAAGCAGGGAAGATGAGATCATATTTTAAATCTAAGCAGCTTTTACGACAGATCTTGCTAGAACCTGTTTTGCTTCTTTAATTAAGGCTTTATATTTTCTGTTCTCTTCATCTACTCTGAAGGCATCAAGAAGGCGAACATGAATTGGACCCAGAAGATACAAAACTTTTTCACCAGCGTTCATACCTTCCCAATAACTTGGTAAGTCAAAACGTTTATCTTCATAATCGGTAGATTGGTTTCTTAGTTTCTTTTCACACTCAATAAAGTAACGGCGTGCTTGACGTCCTTTCTCGTTACGTTCCACCATTGAGAGCTCTTTCGCCATGTCTAAAGTGATGTGATATTCTGTACTTGGACGACCGCCTTGGAGGTTTTCGCCAAAATTGGCGAAAACTATATAATCCTGATTTTTGAGAAAGCTGTATTTGTTAATACGGTCTTTAATCCAATTGGAAAAGTCTCGTTTTACTTCCAAAAACACATGTAATTCACGCGCATTAACGGTTTGAATAATTTCTTGTCCAACAGCTTGTTCTGATATTTTAATTAGAGTGTTCATCTTATTAGTCCTTTGTTTTAAAAGTTTAAGTATCCAGGGCTAAAACAACCGAACTAATACAGCCCTTCGTATCTTTAGGTTACCCTTGGACATACACACGAAGACCCTGGACAAAATTTCTTATGATGGGCAACAGATCTTTCGGGATACTGTTGAACCGATTAGTTGCGAGGTGTTTTAAGCCTGTCAGTCAGACTATAGCTGTTCACAGAAACTGTCAATTATTTTTTGAAAAGTCCTAAAAGTAATGACACTCCACAAAGAATGCCGGGTGCTAGAAAACACGGTGCATAGTCCGTCGTCACGCTTTTCCCATAAAGGGTATTGTATAGCGTAACCACACCCGACAATATTATTATACGCATGTAGCATATAATGAGTCAAAGTCTTTAATATGCGGAAAATAAACTGTTTCGGCAATCTATCCGCTATGCATCTAAGGTGTTTTCTAGGCACCTAACTTGACGATATACTTTTTCCATGAATCTTGTCAAGAAAGAAAATCCCATTGTGTAGCAGATAGATAGCTTAAGAACATTATTTAGCTTTTTTATTGGCGGCATATTCTTGACGAGCAAGTTGGTACTGTATATTTTTGGTTAATCGTTCACTGGCATATTGTGCGATAGCACTTGCAATTTCTGGCTTGGACATCACCCCAGCAATTGACGGTCCTTCTTGTTTTGCAATAGGGAATTGATCTCCGTCTGCTCTTTGAAAAACATTACCATTCAGCTTTTTTAATTCAACACGCTTTGGAAAACTCCCACCTTTGATAAAAGCATGGGGTAAGATTTCTTTTTTTCCAAACATTGTGTAAGTCACACCGCGTTTTGTTTCTTCTGCTTGAAAAAATTTAAGAGGTATCGGTGTTCCAGAACCAATGATATCTGTCTCGAGAAGCTTTGCTGTAGCCTTTTCTTTAATATAAACGCCTTTTTTGACACGCTTTGATTGGGCTGATGTAACATCGGCAATTTGTTTTTCTGCAAAGCGTTCGACTTGTTTTGCTGCGGTGTTTACAGCATTACGCAAAGCCCAATTAAGGCGTGGTGCTTGAAGACTGGTGAAGGTATCCTTCACCTGTTGAAGATACCATTTTTGGTGGATGATTAACTTCAACTTCTAAGCCTTTTTTGGGGTAGGTGTTGATGACTTAGAAACTTTAGATGCTTTGGGCTGTTCGAGTGAAATTTCTTCTATTGCTGATTCAGATGATGTTTGTACGACTTCTTGTTCTATCTGCTTAATCTGTTCAACTGCTTTTTCAGGTTTTGCTGTTGTTTTAACGTCAACAAAAGGTTTTGCAGCATTAGCGCGCTTGAGACGTGCGTAGACCTGATTAGAAATTTCAACAAATGGATTATTGGGTGTTGATGGTTCAAAGCGAACAGTGCTTTTATTGTCGCCAACCACACACATTGGTTTAGTGATGACAGCTTTCATCATTGTTCCTTTCGAGTCATAATTAATGACATCATTAGTCAAATATTGATTTTTATTCTGTGAAAAATAGATTAGCCGGAATTACCCAGAAAACAGGGCTTTCAAGCCATGTTTCAAGTTCACATTTTACTGAATTTTAGGGGATATTTTTGAATTTTTGACGCAATACGACCAATGCAGTGGTGTCATTAAATACGATTTTTCACATCATGTCAACAAAAAAATCAATATATTGTGTTTTTTTATTTTTTTGATCAAAATTTGGTATTTTAAAAGATATCCTTTATTTCTCTTTAGTACAACATTTATGTTGTGTTGAAACATTTTAGATGTTATATTATTATAATGAATAGCCAAGAATTGAAAAGATATCTTATAAAGCATGGTTGCAGTTTTACTTCAGGGAAGGGAGGGCATTTGCTTGTAAAGCGTGGTTCTAAAAAGTCCGTTTTACCTATGTATGGTACGCGAAAAGAATTAGGAACAGGATTAGTCCAGAAGATTCTTAAAGATCTTGACCTAAAATAAGCCTGAATATGGAGGTGTAAATGAAATATGCAATTAAATTTATCAAAGATGACAATGATACTCTTCTTGTTGTCTCCAAAGATTTTCAGGAATTTATTACCTACGGTAACGACGAAAAAGAAGCTTTGGAACACGCTAAAAACGCGCTTTTAACAGTTATTATGGGGCGTTTTCAAGATCGTGAACCTATTCCCTTTGGACATCGTGATATTGCCTATCCTTTTGTTGAAGTATCTTCATTGGTGACTTTAAAAATTGCAATACATAACGCTATGATTGAAAAAAACTTACGCAAAGCTGATCTCGTACGTCTTTTAAAACTTCATCCAATACAAATTGACCGATTGTTGGATTTAAACCACTCAAGCAAATTAGATGCCTTAGAGTCCACTCTCATTGCTCTTGGAAAAGAGGTTGCCATTAATATCCAAGATGCCGCTTGAAAACTACCGGTTTTGCGTAAAATGCTTATAAAGCACATTAAGAGCAATACGCAATGAAAGCACAAGATGTGGTAGTGATTGATCTTCTATAACAAGATACTGTAATGCGGCATGAAGGTTATATTGACGGTGTAAACACTGCGCTTCTTGAACAACACCTTTTACAGCTACAAGATGTTCTGTTGCTATCTGTACCCATTTCTCTCTTGCTCCGTTATCAGAAGTTTTAGGCATTTCATCATAAATAGCACTAGGCAAGGCTTTTGCACATAGATAATTGTTTCTCACTTCAAGATATTTTTGTGCAGCATCATATTGGTCTCGATTGAGTTCGCCTTGCAAATAAAGTCGCCCGATATAGGTACCGGAAAGCGGATTTTTAGCGTCTTCTATGGTTAGACCAAAGCGCTTAGCGCGCATTTCAATTGCCAATTTATCCATGGGGTCATGCGGTGTTTTTGCTCGTGAGATGCGTCCATTTGGTTCTCTCACACATCCGTTAATCCGTGGACGACCACGTTTTGCACGTTTTTTTCTTTTTGTCATATTTTATCAATCAGAATGGTATGCGATCATTAAGAGATATGCTATGATCAGCAGCCCCTGAAGCGATAGCATAACTTTGAGAAGTAATGAGTGAAGGGGTAGGGGGTGCAGATTGCTCTTTCTTAGCATCAAGCAAATACAATTCACCTTTGAATTGTGGTAAGACAATCTCTGTTGCAAGATGTTCACCACCGTTTTTATCTTTCCATTTACGTGTCTGTAATTTGCCCTCTACATAAACCTTTGAACCTTTACTTAGGTATTGAAGAGCAATTTTTGCCAAATGTGGATTAAAAACCACAATGGAATGCCATTCTGTTTTCTCTACTTTTTGATGGGTATTTTTATCTGTGTAGCTCTCAGAAGTTGCCATACGAAAGTTGACCACCTCACCACCAGATGGCATTGTTTTGCTTTCGGGATCAGCACCAAGGCGCCCGATTAACGTCACTTTATTTAGCATATTTGTAGCCCCATTAAATTAGCAATTTATACATGCAAAATCTTAGCATAATTTGCATATTTTTTCAATTATTTCAGTAAATTAATAACAGTTTTTTAAAGTATTAAATTATAATATTATTTGACAAATCATTCATCAAAAAAACATGTCACGGCTTTCTTATTTCTGCTTTTAACTTTTCAATAAATATCCTTTCATTAAGAGTCTGTATCAAACTTTTTTGTTCGATTTATTGTTGACTATCGAACCTTTTTGTGCGATATTCATTTTATGCAGAGAGGGGAGGCTAAATGAAACGAGAAGCACTGCTTAGAGAATTACGTAAAGAAGCCAGAAAAAGAGGCATTCATTACAGTGAAGCTCCTGATGCAGGTAAAGGGTCACATTATTTGGTAACTTTTGGAGACAAGACAACCGTTATAAAATCTGGTGAATTGACCCCACTTTACGTGAAAATAATAAAAAAGCAGTTGGGGGTATGAGTTATTCTCTCAATGGCTTAAATTTTTCGTTTCAAAAGCATTTTGATTATGGCGAGGAGACCTAAACATGGAGTACACGTATCAAGCAAAACTGGAATCTGATCCAGATGGTGGTTTTATTGTAACCTTTCCAGATGTACCAGAAGCAATAACAGCTGGAGAAAATAGAGCAGAGGCATTAGAGAATGCTGTTGAAGCTTTAGGGTTAGCATTACGGAGCTATCCTATGCGCGGTTTACCTTTACCAGTACCACAGCAATATAAAGAGCTTGTAGAGGTTACGGTAGATGCGTGGAATGCTCTTAAACTTGCAGTGGTAGACGCCTTTAATGAAGCGAATATCACAAAAACAGAATTGGCTAATCGTTTGGGTAAAAAAGAAACAGAAGCAAGACGCATTCTTGATCCCAATTATCCAACTAAGCTTCAAACACTAGAGCAAGCTCTGAGTGTTCTTGGCAAGCAAGTCGTTATTACAATCAAAAACGCGGCTTAACCACCTCCCCATTTTTGAAAACGGGAAGGGGAGTTGTATTTTTTTAAGTTAAGCTACCTTTTTAATGGGGAGCTCTAAAGTAGGAGCATAGGCTCGCAACAAAGAATCCATGCTATGCGGTAGTTCTGAATCTCCAAAATCTGTTAGAACTGTCAAGATTTTAAGTATATTCGGCACTTCATCTTGAAGTTTTAAAATCAAAACCTTTTCTACCAGACTCATGATGTCAACCAAAGCAGTACATTCTTTGTCGTTAATATTTTCATCATTAGAAAACCGAAACAACGCTATCCACAAATCGCACAAAAAATCGACACTGCTATTCATTGGACACCCCCAAAGATTTGCTCTCTCAAACATGCCAATCCTCTGGATGTGATTTTCGTTGAAGGCAGCACCTTTTCTGTTCCATCCGGTCTTTGAATGGTAATCGCAGGGCAATCCATGAATCCTTTCTTTATCTTATCCTGATATGGTAATAAAGGCGCCCCTGGAGCACGTCGATACACCCAATCATGTTTACGCAAGTAATCCGTTAAATCTTTTGGTCGTACCTCTAACATCTTTGCTGCTTCAATAAGACCAAACAAACCATCAGAGCGTTTTAAACCATCCAAAGCTTTTGCTTTTGGTGTCAATTCTGCAATCACATGATCTTTTTGCTCTATTTGGCTTTGTAAGTGATTCAAAACACCAAGCAATGCTTCCGGTTTGGAATAGTCAACTTGTGGTGTTGTTACTTGTTTCAAAAGCCGTTCGCATTTGATAAAGTATTGACGCGCTTCATGCCCTTTATCATTACGCTCTATCATTGAAAGGTGTTTAGCCATGTCTAATGTAATGTGGTATTCCTTTACCTTTCCACCGTTTTCTAAATTTTTAGAAAGCGTTATAAAGTTTATATTTTCCAGAAATTTACATTCTTTAATGCGATTTTTAATCCAGTCTGCAAACTTTGATGTAATTTCCAAAAATGCATGTAACTCACGTGCATTCACAGTTTGAACAGTCTCTTGATCAATGACCTGTTCTGATATTTCTATAAGTGTGTTCATGAGAACTCCTTGGTAATAGACGTTTTTGATTGACACTCTGAAAAGAGTGCCGGGTGCTCAAAAACACGGTACCAAGTCCGTCGTTACGCTTTTCCCGCAAGGGTATTGTATAGCGTAACCACACCCGACAATATCATTATATGCGTGTAACATACAATGAGTCAAAGCCTTTAATGTGCGGAAAATAAACTATCTCGGTAGCTCGCCCGCTTGGTATTTAAGGTGTTTTTGAGGCACCTGATTCGATTATTCATATTGTTGCCACATTGTCAAGTAGCTTCTGATAATTTTTTGATATTTTTGCTAATTTCATCTCTGGATGCCGGGCGCTGAAAAACACGGCGATAAGTCCGTCGTTACACTTTTCCCATAAAGAGTATTGTATAGCGTAACTACACCCGACAAATCTATTATATGCATGTAGCATATAATGAGTCAAAGTCTTTAATGTGCGGAGAAGAGATTGTGTCGGCAATCTATCCGCTATCGATTTAAGGTGTTTCTTAGGCACCTGATTCGATTATTCATATTGTCGCTACATTGTCAAGTTGCTTCTGATAATTTTTTTATTTCTTTGTTGATTTCCTCTATGAGGGGCTCGTAATTGAGAACGCTTTTCGGAACATTACCACCGTAAACCCACGCTTTCACTTGCGCTTTGGTGCTGAAATCTGCATTCTTAGGTGTTTTGTAATACTGACCACCATCAAACTTTTCACACTCTCTTGTGCCGTCTTCATATTCGTAGAGGTTGTAAAAATACTCCTCTGCTCCATCCCCCCAAGGAACATAACCAACAGCTGTTGCAACAAACTTTTTTTGCATTGGCTGTTTACGGTTTTTTAAGAATAGATCTTTTAATATTCTCATGCTTTTAGTCCATAATTTTACCAACTGGTCTATTTGTCTCAAATTTTACCGTACAGAGCCGTTTTAATTCCTAACGTTAGGAGTTATCATAAAATCTTTAAATCAATCCCTACGGTGCCTTTTTATCGATTTAAATGCGTATCTAATCGTAAAACGATCACCACTTTTCACTATTTTGCTGTGGACCAAAGCGTTTCATTATCCCACCAATGCCATTTAGAGTCTCTTCAAGTTTTTGCTTGTGAATAACCGTAAGGGGGCTTGAATGCTCTTTCGCTGTTTTTTCTTTCAACTCCTTTGCACGGAATCTCAAAACAGCATTGCGTACAAGATTGGCTTTTCCCAAAAGACTATTTTCTAAATCACGACACAGCCTCACAAACTCTCGTGTGCTCGGAAAAAACGTATCCGATAAACAATTTATTTCATCACATAAAATCCGTTTGACCACTGTCATCAGTGACCATGCAGAGACATTTTCCAAAACCATTCCATAGGTCAACGCCATTCCCTCATGGTCTGATTGTTGTGCTATTTTCAAACCACACGACAGCATGCGAATTGCCTTTGCTATATCCTCTTTCCCAGCTTTCACTGCGAAGAGCTCTTGCAATTGATCATAAGCTTCTAAAGCTATCGTTTCCTGCTGTTTCGTTAATTGGCTGCCATCCTTCAAAACAAACGGACCGCTCGAAGGTATCATCGCATGAATGTGCTTCAAAATACCCTTGATTTCCGATATCAAGGATACTGTCTGCGATGCGTTCACCAACGCTTTTTTGCCTTTGAGAGTGATTTCCATAGTTTTTTCCTTTCTCTAAATCATCAATCGCCTTGCGTACCCAGTTACGCCATGTTGCTTGCCAATCGATTTTGGTTGCATCCTTTCCGGATTTGGCAGTCCAGTAATCTCGGAATTTTGCCATCTCGACTTTCACACGCTCTGGAGGCAAGCCCTCTGCAATGGCAAAATCGTAATCGGGTTCAAAATCTGCAGGGATACGACAGCCCCGGTCATTTCTAACCCGCTTTGCTTTTTGGGGAACGTTCTCTTGCTCGTGAAGGGATGGTTGGTTTTCTGATGTGGCTTCGATTTGATCTGATTGGCTCTCGAGATCATGAACCTCAGTTGGCTCTTGAACCAAATCGATTGTTTCTAAATTTTCAGAACCAATTTCTTTTTTTGCTAATACGATAGTATTAGTTTTTTTATTATATATGTTATTGTTATTGTTAATGGCATAATTAAGCATTGCTTGTGCATTGCTAGCGTCATGCTTAGCATCATGCTTAGCATCCTTAAGCATTGCTTTAGCATCATGCTTAGCATCTTGATCATCACTAATTGTTTTTGCTTTATGATGTTTTGCCCATTTTGCTTGCGCTGCCTTCTGTGCTCTCTCTGAAAATTTATTTAAATTTTCGTTTGAGTTATTGAGTTCTTCCTCAACATCTGAACTCCACAAACGACCATCTTCTAAACAAATGATGTGTCCAGATCTAAATAAATACTCTAATGCCTTTTGAAATCTTTTTACTGAACAACAAGTAAAATGAGATAATATTCGTGAATCATTCAAAAGAGGCTCACGCGTGTGTAACATTCTTATCCGCAACTTCACATAAACATTGACTTCCATAGGCGGTAAATCAGAGAGTTTAAATAGCCACTGGTCTGTATTAAGTCTCGTCCATGGTATTTTACTGGACATATATACCCCCTTCTTTCATTAAATATAAAATTGCCAAAGCATCTGCTTCGTTGTCGTCTTTCGGATTGTGTCCTTTTGTACGCACTGCCTTAATCATTTCTTCTTTTGAGGCATTGCCTTTCCCTGTTGCTGCCTTCTTAATTGTGCCAACAGGAATGCCCTCATACGGTATCTGATGCTGTTCACACCAAGCCGTTAAGTGACCTAATAAACCACCGTACACATGCGCTGCATCCGTACCCACATGCCGGCGTACCTCTTCAAAATACACCGCATCAATTCTATCTGCGGTCTGCTTTATATCTGTTAGCCATCTCTTAAAGCGCAAGTAACGCATCCCCCCGCCTTCAAAACGGCGTGATTGAAAATCTTCTGTATCGCTTGTTATGTGACCATCCGCACCGCAAATCGCCCAGCCTGTTTTGGTGCCTAGATCAAGACAGAGAATAGTGTGTGTGTTAGTGGTCATGATACTTCCGCCTTTCTTTTTGGACGGTTATCACAACCAATCTGTTGTGTTTCGCATTCCATTAAGAAAAGAAGACAGCAAGTTGCATGCGCTAAGTGTGGTAATCCGCTTTCAAGGTCCTTATCTTCTCCAGCAAACCATGCTAATAAATGACGTAAAGCAGCTCCATATAAACGGCTCCAATTCATGCCATGACGCCAATTGCTCGCACCGTATTTGTTTGCTCCAAACTCCAAAACACGACCAATATCAAGCAACGTGAGTGGTGGAATAAGGTCAACACGCGGTTTCCCAATATCATTCTTATGTGCTTTAAAAACCATGATTATCCCCCCTTAAGGCTCTACGTATTTATATGTGCGCTATGACAGAGCGCGTTGTGATTGCCTGTCTTGCAAAAATGTTTGTGAAAAAGTAACCTCCCAGCGATTCTAGAAAATTGGGGGGAGTTATGATGCAAGAATGGGTAGTTGATAAGGTTGTATTTTTATTGCACCGGATAAATGATAGTGCTGTATTTTTGCTGCACTGGATAAGTGATAATCTTACGATTGCTCCTATCATTGCTACGATAGTTACTGGAATGGTGACACTTTTTGTGCAACAACGAAGCTTAAAAAAACAACTTAAAATCTTCCAACGACAAACTATAGCATCAGAAACCCAGACAGCTATTCTATTAGAAGATAAAAAAGCACGGGATTTGGGACCATATTTGAAATTGAAGGCAGTATTCTTTCCACAAAAATATGAAGGCACTTCACGCGTTAGGGTGAAATTGTGCATTAAAAATCTTACTACAGAAGATATAATGATAAGGAATATACGCATATCGAAAAAAAGTCCCTTTAAGTTTGTTAAAAATGCTTGCCCTTTCGTTAGATGGCCATCTAAAACTTCAGGTGAACACCTCGTCATTAAAAGAACAACTCCAAAACTCATTGCTTTATGTCCCCAAAATATAAAATCAAATGCTTCATCAGAGTTCGCTTTGAATTTTTTTATTATACGTGCTAAATGCTACACTTTTTTAGATTTCATAATTAGCTGCCGTAAGCCTAATTCCCGCAACATTGCAAATTTTACACTTGACCACACTTCGATTGTTAACCCAGAGGAAACATTCACTGTTCATTTTTGGGCCTCATATCCACGCTCAAAAGATACATATGATGAATTTGGTCCTGAATATTCCTTTTTGGCTGATAATCCTCATTTGTGGTTTTTTTGATGCAAAAATTAAAAGCATTCTCCTGCAAAAATAAAATCGATCAATCTTGGTTCTTCTTTTTTGTTGATTAACTCAATGATTTTATTATTTAATTCATCAATAACTTTCATCTGTGAAGCTAACTTTAGCCTTTGGCTGTATAGCGTTTCATTTTTTTGCTTAATTAAAGAGGATAGGTTTTCAAGTGCTACTTGTTGTTCCTCAATTGACTTATCTCGCTCTGCAAGAGTGGCTTCATGCCATCTCATCCAATTATCAAATTTTGACTTATGCCATTCTTCTTGTTTCGCAAGAACTTTTGTATGAGTTCTATGTCGTTTTATAAGATCTTCTACGCTACAATCACGATCCGGTATCCGTCTAAATTCTTTCACCAATCTATCTCCATTCTCGATTTTCATATTGCAACCTATTAATCTGCAGGTCCGTGTGTAGAGTTTCTTCAATATTCCGTTTCTCATGATCTTTCTTCTTTAAGAGTGTGAAGGGTGCTGTTCATTCTTTTCTTCATATTGAAGCTTCGTCATTTCATTTTGTTCACATGGCTTCATGCAAACAGTGGAACCGTTGACAAAAGAAAGCGTTGGAGGAGATTGTTCATTCCATAACGCTTCGAGAAGATATGCAACGGCTCCTCTTGAAGGAACACCATATTTTTCCCAACGCCATACTGTTGACTTGTTGACGCCTAACCGTGCTGCCATTTCTTTCAGAGTTAAATTCAGATTTTTACGTAACTGTTTTACTGCTATTTTTCCCATAAAAAATAATATGCATTATGAGTACTTAAAAGTCAAGTCGAAATGCATACCGATTATATGCAATATGAATATATTAAGGAGATAAAAATGCTTAGTAACACGATAGACCAATCTGCTAGATTAATAAAAGCGCGTTTAGCGCGTGGTTTTAGAAGTGCTAAAGAAGCAGCTAGATATTTTGGCTGGAACTACTCTAGCTATATACAGCACGAACAAGGATTAAGAGGAATATCACGGGCATCTGCGAAATATGCAAAAGCATTTAGAATTAGTGAAGGATGGTTATTAACTGGAGAGGGAGAAGGCCCCTCCTTTCCAATTCCTGCCACAAAACAAACTGTTGATGAGCAAATTATTAATCTACTACAAAAAACAACTCAACCAGATAAAGAAACAATTCTTCACCTTTTAAATCGCCTGCATGCAGAAGAAAAAAAATAAAAGCTTTTTTTCTTTCATTACTAAATGTAGAAACCAGATGCATTATTTTGTTATCTAATTCTATATCATTTTTTATTGTTTTCATAACCATTCACCTTCCCCTTTCATGAGAATCGTCATTTAGAAAAAATCTTCTTACAAGATCTTTATACCGGTAAAAATAAAATACACATAATGCATATTTTATTGTTGACAAGTATGCATTATGCGTATTATATATATCTCATAAACCACGCACAAACAATCGCCAAGAGGCTTTAGGGAGGGGAAATTATGGATAAGCCAATTCTTATTAATTCTGATGAAATTTTATTAGTTGTCTACGGGGATGATCAACACATTGGAGAGTCAGGTCCACTTGATGAAAGCCAAGTTTTAGAGATTATTGATGAGGCAGATGATACCGTAAAAATCTTTCGTGTAAATCCTTCTGAGAAAAGTTGCGAAGATATCTCTGAAGAAATTGCAGAAGTATACGTACAAGAAAACGGCTGGTTTCTTGATCAAGATCGTTATGTTCATCCTTTTATACGCGAAAGTGATGCCTACGAAGGACTTTTAAATGATCTTTCAGACGAAAAATATAATGATGAGATGTTCGGTACCTATGAACAGCAACACCGCTTGCGCCTTTGTGATGTCATTTAAATGATTTAGAGCGCTTAAAACTAAGCGCTTCCTCTTCAATATTCTCCCATCAAATTAATATGAGGTTCATAATGTATAGTCTTATGAAATCTGAAAGCAATTTTCAAAACACAACAATTCCAACCATGTCTAGTCGTGAAATTGCAGAATTGTGTAGTAAACAACATAAACACGTTATGCGTGATATTCGTAAACTATTTAGCGAACTTAAAATCGACCCGAGTAATTTTGCTGGATTATACAAAGATTCAACAGGTCGTACTCTTCCTTGTTACCATCTTCCTAAACGTGAATCTCTTATTGTTATTTTAGGTTACAACACTGTATTGCGCGCAAAAATCATAGATTATTGGAAAAAATTAGAAGAGCAAGCAGCTAATCCTCAAATCGATTTTTCGAGCCCTGAAATACGAGCAGCTATCATGATGCATCTTAAAAATAAAATTAAACAGACTGCGTAGGAGTTCATCATGAACACTCTCATAGAGATTAAAGAACAAGCCATTGATCAGGAAATAGTTCAGACAGTAAATGCACGTGATCTGCATGCATTCTTAGAGGCAAAACGTGACTTTTCCAATTGGATTAAGGACCGTATTACCAGATACAATTTTATAGAAGGACAAGACTTTGTAAAAACACAAGATTTGCGGTCGCCAAATTTGGCGAGCGCAAAATCTAGGGCTGTTATCGCGATTAACTACTATCTCACACTCGATAGAGCCAAAGAACTTTCTATGCTTGAGAACAATCAGAAAGGGAGAGAAGCCCGTTTATACTTTATCGAATGTGAAAAGCGTGTAAAGCAAGCAGTGACAGCACAAATCGACTATTCAAGTCCAAAGGCTATGATTGGCTTTTTGAATTACCTACAAGGTCAAATAGATCAAAAAGACACCATCATTGAAGATTTAAAACCAAAGGCAATGGCACTTGAAAGCTTACAGCGTCATAATGGACTCTTCGGTCTTACAGAATCCGCTAAAATACTCGAGATGCAACCAAAGCAATTCATTCTCTTCTTACAGAAAAAAGGTTGGGTTTACAGACGAGCAGCAGGTGGAAATTTGCTTCCTTATCAAGACAAAATCCAAAAGAAACTGATGGATTGTCCAACCATCACACTTCAAACCGCAAATGGAATAGAAAAAGTCATTCCTTGCGCAAAAATCACAGCAAAAGGAATTGGTGTGTTGTCTCAAGAGATTAAAAAACAAAGCATGCATTAATTAAGGAATGCAATAATGGAAAAGAAATACGAATTTACTGATGAAACAATCGAAGTTGATGGAAAAACTCTTCACCGCATCCGTGCACTGAGAGACTTTTCTGATGTCGAGAAAGGTGATCTTGGCGGTTTTATAGAGCATGAAGGCAATTTATCTCATGAGGACTCTTGTTGGGTTTATCATAATGCCAAGGTTTATGGTAATGCACGGGTTTATGGGCATGCCTCGATTTATGATGGTGCAGAGATTTATGACAATGCTTTTGTTGGTGGTTATGTACTTGTGCACGATAATGCAAGGATTTACGGTGATGCTGGAATTTATGACAATGCAGAAGTGTATGGTGACGCAAAAGTTTACGGGGATGCGGTAGTTCATCTTGGTGCACAGGTTGGCGGCTATACCGCCATATCAACTGGAGAAAAGACCAGATGAAAAAATATGAACTTACTGATGAGACAGATGATTTTTTCGGAAAAACTCTTTACCGCATTCGCGCATTACGAGACTTTAGAAATATTAAAAAAGGTGACCTAGGCGGCTTTATAGCAAAAGAAGATAACTTAAGTCATGAGGGTGACTGTTGGGTTTGGCATGATGCCGCGGTTTGTGATAACGCTAAGGTTTTTGGTAATGCACAGATATTCGAAAAATCAATAATTAGAGATAATGCCAAGGTTTGTGGTAATGCTGGTGTTGAATACAATGCGCAAATCTTCGGCAATGCACAAATTTATGACAAAGCACATGTTTATGGTCTTGTTTATGATAATGCTCGTGTTTTTGGAAAAGCCGTTATATGTGAAAATGCACACATTTCTGGAGATATTAGAATTCAAGATAAAGTATATGTTTTCGATAATATAGATATTTCTGGTAATTTTGAAATTCGTGGAGAAACTTCAATCATCTCCAAAAGTGAATATTCAACAATCTATCCAAGCTACATAAGCCGTTTCTAACCACACAAACAACTTTTAAACACAAGCGTGATTCATGCCACGGGGGAATTGCGCTCAAATAGGAGGAAATCAAGATGAGTGAACAAAATAATAATCTAATAGAAATTGAAGAAACACATCATTTAGCCGTCAAGCCAACTGCTATGGAACGCATTTTAAACAGAGCCTTAGAAAATGACGTCGATATGGACCGTCTCGAGCGTCTCATTGCCTTACGAGAAAAAGAAATAGAACGACAAAACTACGAAAGATTTGCCAGTGATCTTTCGAATATGCAAATAGAATATCAAAAAATACAAAAAAACTCTACAAACACCCATACAAACAGCCAATATGCAACCCTTGACCAGTACATTGATGCTGTAAAGAAGACTCTTGCAAAACACCGCTTTGCTTTGTTTTCTCGTATCAAAGAACAGAGTTCAGACAATATAATTATAGAAATGACTTTGACGCATCCATCTGGGAATAAAATCTCAACAGAAGGAAAGTTCCCTTATGACACTAAAGGATGCAAATCAAATATACAATCGGTTGGTTCTGCCATCACATACGCACGCAGATATCTATTAGGTATGCTTCTTAATGTCGTGAGTGAAGATGATGATACGGATGGGAACACACCTATTAAAAAGGCTTTTCCACAACAGATCAATGAAATCAGAAGACTCGTAGTACAAACCCAAACAGAAGAAGAAAAAATACTTGCTTATGTCAACGTCAAAAAGCTTGACGATATGTCTGAAGGACAAGCACAAACGGTGTTACATCTTTTGAAAGATAAACAAAACAAGCAAAAGGTAGAAACAGATTCTACTATACAAGATGCCGATATAGCAACGCCACACGAACAGGGAACGGCGGTGTGAGATGGAACAAAGAACAGCAGAATGGTTTCAAGCACGCTTGGGTAAAGTCACCGCTTCTAATGTTTACAACGTAATCAGTAAGACAGCTAAAGGATTGCCTACAAACAAATATGAAGACTACAAAATCAAACTCATTACAGAGCGCCTAATAGAAGGAATAAGCCAATCTTATATAACACCAGCTATGCAATGGGGTATTGAACATGAGGATGATGCCTTGAAAGAATATGCATTCATTTATGATGCCGAGGTCACAAGGTGCGGGTTTATCCAACACCCCACAATAAAAATGGCAGGAGCAAGTCCTGATGGATTTGTTGGTGATGACGGTTTAGTTGAAGTTAAATGTCCACAATCGGCCACGCATTTGCGCTTCTTTATGGATGGCAAAATCAAACCTGAATATATCGCACAAATGCAATTCCAAATGGCATGTACAGGACGCAAATGGTGTCATTTCATTAGCTATAATCCAAACTTTGTAGGTAGATCTATTGGTTTGAGAATGAAAATCAAACGCGTCCACCGTGACGAGGAACACATTGAAGAGATTAATAAAGCGGTCGAAATCTTTTTAGGGGAAATAGAACAAGAGATGCAAAAGATTTTGACAAAAGCTGCTTAACACTATGGGGGTGCTCTCTCCTCCCAGCACCCCCGCCCATTTAATTAATATAAAAAAGAGAAAGGTAATGAGATGATATTTGATGATGGCGATAGATATGTAACGACACGTGAGTGTGCACAGCTTTTTAGTGTATCCACAACAACGATTCGCAATTGGGTGCTTCAGGGGTTGTTTCCGGAGCCATATAAGCTAGGAAGAGCAGTGAGGTGGAGAAAGAAAGAGATCTTAGCATTCACTCCAAAGAAAAATAAGGAGTAAATAGGAGTAAATTAGATAAAGTTGTATAAACCGTAAAGGGTGGTCTAAAAGGTGGTCTAAAAACAG